GCGGCCGCTGCCGCCGTCCGTCGTTTCCGTGTACCTCAGGCTCAGTTTGAGCGGGTGGCAGTCTGGAATCCCGCGTACGGAGCCTGTTCTACAAGTGGAGGACTTGCAATGTTCCAACCCACTTGGCCTTCGGATGCTGCGTTCGATCGTCTTGAAACGCAGTTAGGTGTCCTGAGAAGTGGCGAGCTCAGAGATGGTGTTTCATCGGCCGTTTCCTGCTTGGATCTACCCCGGGATGAGGCCCGTTCGGTAGTGGCAGGTATATGTTGGGATCGATGTCAACTGTCAGGATGCATGCCGTGTCACGTAAGTGCGGAAATTAGTCAACGGCGTAAACATGGATCGTGGACGTTACGTGACTCCTTCGCGGTTAAACCCGTTAAGGGGCGCAGTCTATACGATAAGTTTATGCGTTTTGTTGAACCGCACCCAGTTCAGATTGATCCTAAGTCTGCTGGTTACGCTGACGCGCAACTCATGCGCTGGGTTAATAGGTCTTCTCTGCGTTCAGTGTCCGCACTTGACGCAGCCCTGAGTTTCGACTCGGGAAAGAAGGCTCGTGGCTGGCCTTGGTTTGTGTCGACGTCAACCGTTCCTCTGTGTTATCTCAATGAGGCGGAAGCCTTACTTGCCGATGGATTGCGATCAAGTTTCGCGTCTTCGTACCCAGGAGTGGGTCAGACGCGAGGGCAAGCACAGGGGCCGGGTCTGCCGGCGTCTTGGCGAGGGATAATTGGGACTTCGCTGGTCCCGAACATCTTGAAAAAGATGCTGTACATACCTATACGTAACGCCTTAATCGGGACTACTAAGTTCTGTGCTTGGCGTGATAGGGCGGCCGTTGATCGGGCCGTTTCAGCGATGCTGCAGTCTAGTAGGGGTGGGCTCATCCTATCTATAGACTTCAGTAATTTCGATTCCTCCATTCCAGAGGAGGTTCTTCGACGTATGTTTCATATCCTTCGCTTCTGGTTCCAAGGTAGCGACGCTCAACTTGTTCGGTGGTGCGAAGAATCGTTCCTCCGAACTGGATTCTACCTCCCTGGTGTTCCAGGGAACTTCCTTAGCGGTGCGCTTCGGCGTGGTGGAGTCCCGTCAGGTTCTGTTCTCACAAACCTGATCGACAGTATGGTAAACTATTGGGCGGTTACATATGCCGCTCATCGCTTGGGGACGGGCGTGGAAGAATGCCTGTTGCAAGGCGATGATGGGGTTTACCGGTTTCATCGTGAGATTAACTTTGAAACCATGTCAGAAATACTGTTGGTTGAGTTAGGCCTTAGTATGTCCCCATCCAAGTGTCTTATATCCAGTAGAGAAGTGTCGTATCTGCAATCTACGCACAGTATCGATTGGCAAGTTGATGGCACCTGTGTCGGTGTTCGGCCGATTATGCGCTTCCTTAACGGTTATATGAAGCCGTTCCCGTTGGAAGATGACGCACAGTGGGGAGAGGTCCTAGGCGCAGTACGTACCCTCCAACAGCTAGATAACTGTTCGGGACATCCGTGTTTTGAGCAGGCTTGGCGGTTGGCGTGGGAACATGACTTCGAGAATCTGTATGACGCGATTGTTAGATTGTGTAATAACGATTCTGACTTGTTGCGTCGTGCGGACGAAGTGCGTGCATTGAGAGCA